GTCGGTACAATAGTAGGCACACAATAAACCTCATTGTAAAGTGTGGTTACTTCAGAACTTGAAAGTGTTTTGTTGAATATACGAACGTTATCTATTGAGCCGTCAAAAAACTGTTGAAATGAACCTCCTGTAAATCTATAGCTTCCTATACCTGCTTTTGTAGTTGAATGAAAATTAATTAAATTGTTTTGTGTTAATGTTACAGCTGTACCGTCATTAATATATATATTAGCTTGGGTTGTGCTTATAGTGAGCACTACATTTGTCCAAACATTATTAGCGACAGTTGCGGTTGTATTTAAATTACTTTGTGTACCGCTATTATAAAATTGAGCAGTTAAAGTTTGATTTGCATTTTTTTTCCATATAAAACCTCTTGAAGTACTACCGTCATAATCAAAAGAATTAAATATACTTTGGTCTGCTGCATTTGATGCAGAATTAATCCAAGCACTTATAGTTATTGTTGTATTATTAAAAGAACCTGCTGAAAATTCTACATTACTACTACTCCCATTAAACTGCGCTGCATTGCCAAACTTCCCTGCTACGTTAAAGTTAACGCTTGTAGGTGTCCCATCAAAATTGCCACTTTCATCAGTAGCATCTGACATCTTATAATAAGCAATACAAGAAGTATCGCCTAATATTTGTAATGTGTCAGTTGTACAAGAACCACCTGCCGCAGCACTATTGGAATTTATTAGTCTTTTACCTAACATAAATTTGTTTTATAATTCTCTTGGAAAAAATACTATTGAATATCTTAATAAGGATTCGTAAGTTGTTAAAGCGTTTATTTCTGTTTCAAATCCTGCTGCTTTAGTTATAATAGAACTACGCTCTGTGGCAACGTCAGAAGGTACGTCAACGTCTCTTTCTGCTTTGCGTAGTATATACCAATCCGTAGGTGTTAAAAGCCTGTTAGCTTCTTCTTTAACACTTTTTATTAAGTCTAATTTTTTAGCATCAATATCGTAGTTGGGAAGTGTTTCTCCAGTTAGTTCGCCTTCTTCGTCTTTTACTTCATAAGTGGTTGTATAATCAATATCACTTACTGAATAAGTAAATACTTTTTTCTTCTTATTAAATTTTAGTTCACCCAGTCTTTGGCTTATAGAATCATAAGGTGGTGTAACCACATTGTAAAACCCAAATTTAGTAGGATCAGATACATTTCTGAAGTTTAAGTGTAAACCATTTTCATCTTCAAATTGAACAGGCAATCTTTTGTATGTTATAATATTTTTATTTTCTAATTTTGCGTACATATTATTGTGCTTTTGAAATTGACATCCAGTAGTCACCACTTGCAACTGCTAAAATTTGTATTAAATTACTTGCAGAACCATCGTAAGTTCCTGCTACTGTTTTAGTTCCACTTGGAAAAGTTGGAGTATGTGAGCCAGTTAAAATAAAATCTTTAACCATTCCTATATTTACATTAGAATAAGTGAATGTAGTATCTCCACTCATTGTTTTAGTAAACACTTGATTTGCTCCAAAGTCTAAAGCGGTTGTTACTGCTCCAGTTGTCGTAAATTCCGCACCAAGTTTAGCATAGCTAATTACATCGTTTGCAATAGTTAAAGCTGCCGAACCTGTTACTTCACCAGAATGCGTTGCATTAGTTACTTTGGCAGTGTTTGCTGTAATTGCTGAATTAATTGCATTCGCTAACTTATCCGTTGTTACAGCATCGTCTGCTATTTTTTGAGTACTAATCCCACTATCATTTAACGAAATTGTAACTGCTCCTGTTGCTGAGTCTCTTGCAATCGGTGCTGTTGCTGTTATTGAATTTACATCTCCTGCATCATCTGTATACAGTTCTGTGAAGTTATCGTTTACTTTATCAAAAGCACTTCTTAAAGGGTCACCAGTACCATCATTAGCAGTAGTTCCAATATTTATTACTTGTTTTGCCATTTTTTATATTTTAAAATTCTGTTTGGTCTGCTGTATATATTGTTTCATCTGAAGTAACTAAAGTTGTATCTGCTCTAAAGTTTGATTCATCTGCGTTAAAAGGATAAACTATACCCCAGTTATTTAATTCATTTACAGCACCCCACCACGTAACTGGATATATACTTCCGTAATTCATCTTTTAGTTTTTAATGCTTTTTGTATATATAGTACAATTAGTTTTTTTACTTTTTGTTATATAAGTTAGATATTGTTTTAACTTATTTACGTTTTCTTCTTTTGGTTTATATTTTACAACACCCATCCACTAAAATTTGCGTCTTTATCAGGGAAAATATCTTCATTATTATTACTGTAATATTCAGGAAACTTTGAACTTGCATTAAAACTCATATAATCTATAAATCTATCAGTATAGTATTGTGCTGTTGTACGTTCTTTTTCTACTAAAAAGTCTACTTCTTCTTTTGATACGTTTTCTGCATTTTCTGAACTATGCTTGTAAACACCCTTATTAGCTATTGTATAGGCAGCAAAAGGTAAATACTCTACCATTGCCCAATGACAAAGTAAAGGCTTTACGTAGTCTGTAACAAGGCTTAAATAGTCTCCTGTTAAGTTACCAGCTATAATTTTAGCTTGTATTGCTTGTAGTAAGTCAGTTCCTAAATAGTTTTGTACGTGAATATCTTGCGAAATTTTAATATACTGAATAAATTTATCAGTATCTACATTGCCATTCATTGCAGTAAACTTTACTACGTCTTTTCGTGTTATTAGTATTGCTTCTGCCATTTCTTATTTATTTACAAATCCTTGATTAGGCATATCTTTTGGTTTAGTAGATACTAATGAAGGTTCTTTCTTTTTATTAGGTGGTTTAATTCCTTCGTTTTTTCTTTGTTGTTTATAAACTGGTTTTGTTTTTGGACTATTAACATCAGGCTTTACACCTTCTTTTGCCATATACGTTTTACGCATCCAAAAATGATGGCAAGCACCACCACCTTTATATTTCCAAATAGAATACTTTGCAGCACCGCTTTTACCCCATCCTGCGTTTACCGCCTTTTTACCCATTTGAGTAATATCTTCTTTACGGTATATCTTTTTTGCAGCTACCATCTTTCTACAAAACTGCCTTGAATTATTACTTACTGCTAAAGGTGCGTATTGATAACGAACAATAAATTTATTATCGTTTTTTGTTTCCCCATCTAAATCACTTTTAGAGTTTGGTCTTGCAGTTCCTGTAGAAGCTAAACCTATCATTTTGTCTAATGATTCTTCTTGCTTATAGTCTACTTCACGTTCATCTACTAAATCCCAATTTTCTAAATCTTCATCTTCGCCAAATTCTTCAAGCAAACCATACATTTTGTCATCATCAAATTCAGCACTTAAATCATCTTTTATATGTTGCTCACAAGGCATATACCATATCTTACCTTCGTATTCGTGTTCGTGATAACCTTCACATCCTATATTTTTAGCAGCTTCTATTGCCATTTCTTTTTTAGCATAGCCTAATCTATCATCTATAATTGCAAAATCATTATCTACAACTTGGCTTGATAAAGAATATTCATCTTTTACACCTGTTTCTTGTTCACGTGATTCATCTGTAATAGCATTATCTGTATCAATAAACGCTAAAGGTTGTAATGTCTTAAAGTAAAGTTTTAAACTAATACCGTTAATCGCCAACACATCATCTATACACTCGGTTATTAAGTCTTGATATGGTTTTATAGTTATATTATCAAAAAGTAAAGCAGCGGTCTTTATTTCGTCTGCATTAGAGCCTAAACCATTGTTTTCTGTTCTAATTCCTAAAAGTAAAGGACTTGTTACCCTGTGTGCTACAATTAGCTTACTTGAACATTCGTTTGACAAATACTCATAATGCTGTGGTGCATCATTTAATGGAATATCATCAACAGTTGTTTTGCTTTCTGCATTGTTATTAAATGCAATTACTACTTTTTCGCCACGAGCGCCAGTTAGCTTACGCATCACGTCATTTTTAACTTGCAACTGTTTCTCTACATCAGGTACGCCATTGTTAAAGTTTACTACTTTAGTTCCACTGAAGCCGTTTTGAACATCGTTGATTAAGTAATCCGCAACCTCACTCTCTAGTTCAGCGTATGCTAATCCACCTTGGTAATCAACAGGACAATAGTAATCGTATCCACTAACATATCTTTTAATTATTTTTATTTCAGGTTCTTTACCATTACCAAAACCAAATGATGATATTCTTTTAGGTTCATCACTACGCTTTAAGTTTGCCCAATCGTGAAAATAATAGTATGCTTCAATTTCGCCATCTTTATTACAACGTTCTGCACGTAATGTTTGTCTTGGAAAGTGTTCTGATTTAACTACTTTACCATTTTTGTATAGTACTTGAAATGAACCTTCACCTAATAGTTTTAAATCAAGTGTTACTTTGCGTAAACAACCATCAGAAAAGATAGAACGCATAGCTGCGTATTCATTTGTCTTTCTATTACTATCTAAAGCATCTAAACCTTTACCGTAAATCATATTAGTAACACCATTTATAATAGCGTTATTAGTTGTTGATTCGGTATAAAGTTTTATAAGGTAAGTGTAGTAGTCGTTATCTTCACCATAGTTTACCCATTCACGGTTCTTATCCTCGCTTATCTGTGGTCTGTTGTATGAAGCTAAATTAACTATGTGTAAGTTATCCATTATACTGTAATAAATTCGTTATCTGAAGCATTGGTTATATACTCACCACTATTTACTGTATACTGTGGTAAGTCTGTTTGATTAGTACAGAATATTTTATCTTTAAAAATTTCATTTGTACCTGATAGTATTGTAAGCATATAAAAAATGTCTTGTTTTACAGGAAATACAGCACTATATCTATTAAAATATAAGTTTTGTGATATGCTTGTTGTTGCTTGACTATACACTTCTTTATTTTTAGTTTCATCTTTTATCTTAACTGTGTAAGATGCCCCTGCTGTAAATTGTCTTGGTATAAAATCAATGTTTTGCGCTGAACCGCTTTCTTGTAATACTATCATATATATAACAATAATATTATTTGTTTTTTGTTATTATTAAGCCAAAAAAAAGGGCAGCATATAGCCACCCTAATTTATTAAATAAAAACCCTATTAAGAATTTGTACCTAAAGTAATTGTTACATTACCATCTAATCCTGCATAATCTGTTGCACTAAATGGGAAGTCTACATCTTTTGTATCTGAATCCATAAAGTTAGCAGGTAATGTCTCTTGTGCATTTAGCGTTAGAGTGTACCCACTTAAATCAGCCATTGCCGCTCCTGAAGAAATAGTACCTCCAGTCACATCTGCTCCGTGCTCTAGACCCATCATAAATACATTACCGTTGTAATCTTCTACCGCTACATGTGGTCTTCCGTAAGCCAGCAGTTTTAGTTCTTTATTGTCTTCTTTACTTAATTTTTTCAAAGTAAGTGTTAAAGTTTGGTCAAAGAAAGTTGTTCCGTTTTCACGTGAAGAAGTAATAGTTTGCTCAAAGCTACTATTACCTTTTAATTCATATTTAAAAGCAGTTAAATTTCCATCCTGGTTTAATCCAGTTATATTTGTTATCTCATCATTGGTTAAAGTTACAGTTCCTAAATCGCCGAAATCAACAAAATAGACATTTTTCAGTCCTCCAACGACGTCTTTACAGGGTTCTTTTCTCCCAAGCGTTAAATCACAAGCCATTTGTTTTATATTTTAAATAAAAAAAGGTGAGTAGGCGCTATTGGCTTACCCACCTAATTTATTGGTTAATTAATTATTAAGAATAAAGTACGATATCACTACCGATGCCATATTGAACACCTGCTGTAAATCTCATTACTACTCTTACGTTTTGTGAGCCATCAATGTCCGCCATGTCAATTACTTTTACTTCATTTTGGTCGGATAGTAATCCTGTGCCAAAGTATAAGTTAGATTTTTCTGCTGCTACCATTGTGTTGTCCGCCATTCCATTTGCTACTGCTAAAGAAACCCCATCAAATGTTAGTGCTTGTCCGCTAAACCATTGTGTACCGCTATCGTTTGTCCCTGCATTTGAAGTTGCTGCTACTGAGAAACCTCCAAGAGCTCTTACATAAGCTCTAGCTACATTTTGAGATACATAAATTATCATATCCTCTGAAGAATACAGGTTAGAACTAATTGCATCTACAACCGCTCCTAATTGAGCAATTACATTACCGGCATTTACTCCACCGCCAACTGCTGCTACATCTACTACATCAGCATCTGCTAACATAAGTTCTTTAAATCCACCAAACTGTCCGTTTGTTGCTGCAGCTCCATTCCAAATAGATTGCTCTGTTCTTTGTGCTACTTTAGATGCTACGTGAGCAATTAAAAAGTCACTAAAAGAAGTTGGTAAACTTTGGTGTGCGCTATAACCCATAGAAATCGCATCCCAATCGTTTTGGAAATCCTTTTTACAGAGTTGTAAATTTACGCTTTGATAAGTTGGTTCAATTACTCTTTCCGTTAAAGTTAGAGTTGAAGTAGAATCAAAATCACAAGATGCATCTTTTACGATATCATCAGAAGATACTTTTTTGATTACTTCTTTAAATTTAATATTTGGTTTAACGGTAATTAATCCGTTGTCTAATGTTGTACCACTGAGCAGTGCCGCAGAAATGTATTGTCCCGCGAACTCCCCTGCGTAAGTAGTAGTAATTGATGTTGTTGTTGCCATTTTATATTTTTTAATTTATTTAATTATTATGCTTCTGATGCCCATACTCCGTCTCCGCCGGTAATATACCAGTCGGTTAGTGCTACTGCTTTAAGAGTACACCAGTCACCTTTATTTGCAGATGCTTTTGTGTTAATCCAGTCTTTGTTATCTACACCACCTGAAGATACTGCTGCTATTGTTCCGTGAATTGCATCTGTTGCAGCTGGACTAATAGTAATAATGTTATTACCGTCTGCACCTGTATTACGAAATGTAAATTCAGCACCAATGTTTTCTGCTGTGATAGCAGGAAGGGTTAGAACTTTTGCATCTGTTGCAATGTTAAATTCTGCTCCTGCGTCATTAATACTAATATCTTGAGTTGTAGTCAAAGTTTCTTGCTTTGATCTTGCTCGCAATACGCTATTACTTGTTGTGATTGTTGTTGACATTTTTTATTTATTTAAAGTTTGATATTCTACTCATTACTTTATCCAAAGTGTTACCTTTTCTTTTTTGTGAATAAAGGTTTGTTTGTTTTTTACTTTCGCTTTCAGGATTATGAGATACTTTTTCTACTTCACTCATTTCTTCTTTTTCAGCGTAAACTGTTTTAGTGGTTGTTTCTTCTGATTTAACAGAACTTACACCATCATCGCTCATTTCTTCTTCTTTTGGTTCAAGTATAGCTTTAATTTCTTCAACCATATCTTTCACTTCTTGAAGTTCTTGCTTAGTAGCATAACCCATTTCTTCTTTAGGGTCTTCTTCAGCCTCTACTTCTTCTTCAGCTGGTGCTTCTTCAACTGCACCGATAGAAGCTATAATTCCTTCTTCTTCTACAATTAAAGTTTCACCATCTACAAGTTTGTATTCGCCTACAGGAAGAGCTACACGCTCATCTTCTGTTACTATAAACACTTCGCTACCTTCGGCAAATGACTCACTTTCGATAATCGTACCGTTTTCTAGTTCAGCTTGTGCTAATTTAACTTCAACTGATGCTTCTACACCAATGAGTTTTTTTACTTCGTTTAACATATCTTGTGCTTTCATATATATTACAATAAATTGTGATTTAGTTTGTTATATTTTTAATAAATTAGATAGCAAACATATTTGCTAAATTAGATACAGGAACTTTAGCTGCAACATCACTAATGCCATCAGTCCATTTATCTATCCAACTTGGTGGATCTTCTCCTATAACTTTATAAGCGGCAACAAGATCAGATGCTAATCTAAATGCTTCTTTTCTATTTTGTGTTAACTTATCTTTTATTTTTTGATTCTGTCTATTAATTGTTTGGAATTCTTTTTCAATTTTTTGTGCATCTACTTTTGCTGAAGCATACATATCAATAGATTCATTAAATAAGGTATCTAATTTACTTTTGCTTAATTCTACTTTAACTGAATCTTTATTATTTTCAGCTAATTTTGTAAGTATTCTTTTAACTTCTGGTTTCATAGTGTATTTTTTATTATAATAATATATTTAACAATTTGTTATATTTTTAGTTTGCTGCTTGACATGCTGCGCAGTTATTATATGCAGTTGCTTTATTTACTTCAAAGTGTCCATTAGTTCTTGTAGCTGTTATTGTGTAACAGTCTGTATGGTTATGATGAACAAATACTAAATAGTATATATCACCAACAGTAAGTTCAAGGTCGTGCGTATGTATGTGTTTAGTACCACCATTACAATTAGTTACTGTGTAGTATCTTGTTATTGATGCTTTAGTTATATTACCAATACCTTGTGCTTGAAAGCTACCATCACAACATTCACGTGAATATGTTTTACCATCTTTACACAAACATGCTCTTTTATCGTTTTGAGGGCTTGGAATACTACTCACTAGTTAGTAATTTTTTAAGTTCTTTAAGTGTATCTTGTGCTTTTAATTCATTTGGTTCGTTTGGTCTTTCTAACTTGTCCGCAAAGTATCCTTCAATTGAAAATCCTTTAATTTCACCAGCTTTCACTTTTTTCCAAACATCATCGTTGTTAACTTTCATAGATACCATCCAAGTTCCCATAGGCACATTTAAATCGTACATTCTACTTTTATCTTGTTCTGATTCCACTATCCAACTTTCAACGGCTGTAAGACCCTTTAATTCTAATTGGTGTTCAAGTGTTGAATTGCTTTGATTACCATTTATAAAAAATAATTCACTTGCTTTTCTAACAGTTGCTTTACTAAAGTATATATAATACTCCTGTTCACCGTTTTGTCTATAAATCGGTTTTGAAGGAATTAAGGCAGCACCCATAAGGATACGCTTTTCTTTGTCTACTTCTGCAAGTTTAAATTCTTGATTTTTTAGTGCTATAAAGTTTTCTTCAATAGCAGGGTTTTCTACTACGCTAATAGCTTCAATTCCTGATACTTCGTCTGTTTCGTCTATAAAAAGTTCTACTATATCCATAATTAAACAATAATATTTAGTATTTTTTGTTATTAATTAACCTATTGAAGCACCTTCTACAATGTTTCTGTCTAACGCTTGTGCGTTTGTTACATCATTACTCACTACAAAGGCTTTTACAGGCTTATCTTCTTTTTCACCTATTGCTTGTGCTAATTGGTTTTCAGGTGCTGCTCCTACTACATTAAAACTCGGTGCTTTGGGTACTGAAGGTGCTGAACCACCACCGCCTGATACTGGAGGACCAATAGAAGTTATCTTTTTAACGTTTGCAATACCTGCTGCTACCGCTGCTGCTGCTGCTATTCCACCCAATACAGGACCAACTACTGGAATACCTGATAATGATGCAAAAGCTGAAGTAGCACCTTTATAGGTCTCTATTGTTGTTTGTGCTATTGCTGCTGCTTTACCTGCTTTGCTTTCTTCACCAAATATACCTGCTAAATCACCCATAGCATTTGATGCTAAATCTAATTTGTTTGCAGTTGTTAGCTTTGTTAATTTTTCTTCTTCGTCTGCATAATGGTCTCTTATCTTTTGTTTTTCTGCTTCTGTTGCTTCTAAAAGGTCAAGTTCTGCTAATGCATTATCTCTATCACGTTGTAGCTTTTGAACAGCAGTTAATATTTCAAAATTAGTTAATTCAGCTATTTTTGCTATTCGTTCATCTTCTGTTTCAATAGCTTCTTTTTGTAATTCTAATGCTTCTTTATCAAGTGATATTCTATTAATTAATTGTTCAGACCTAAACCCTTCTATTTGAGCAAGTACTGCTTCACGTTCATTCTGTGCTTCTAATAAAGCTATATAGTTTTCTTGGTTTTGGTTTTTATCGTATTCTAATTGTGCTGCTTTAATTTGTAAGTCAACATTTTGAAGCATCTTTTCACTTTGTTCATCAAGTATTCTACCAAGTTCCGTATTAGCTGCAATACGTTGTTCCATTGTCTTGGTTTCATCATCTCGTATTTGACGTTGCTGTTCTGCTTGTCTATCATACTTTTCTATTAACCCTTGATTAATAACTGCTGCTATTTCAGCTTGTTTGTTTAGTTCAACAGTACCTTTTGCTGCATCAAATGTGCTTTTAGCATATTTTACAATACTACTTGAAAGGTTTTTAGTTCCTTCTACTATTTTATCTACTGAACCATCCACGCCAGTTAAAACATCTACATATTCTTTACCTGCATTCTTTGCAGCTTCCATTGCACCATCAAAATCACCTTCAAAAACCTTTTTAATAGCTGTACCAAGATAACCAAGCACTTCTAAAGCACTATTAAAGCGTTCTATTATGTTTTCTTTTATAGCTACTCCAAAATCTTTTAACGCTTGTTGTGGGTCGCTAAAAATGCCTTTAAAATAACCAATAATAGTTCCAACGTTATTACTTAAATAAGAAAATAAATCATTAAAAGCTAAACTTAATGTTTCAGTAGCTTGTGAAAATAAATCCAATACCCTTTGATTTTTACCTAATGTATCTTTAAACAAATCAAATGCAATTTGCAGTCCTTGTATTATAAATAATCCTGATAAAACCTTTTTAATTCCACCTAAAACTTTATTTGTTTTTTTGGTTTGGGTTTCTACATCTTTTAAGCTGTCTTTTAAGTCAGTTGTTTGTTCTGTTACTTTTTTAACATCTTCTTCTGACTTACCTGTGTTTACGTTTAAATCTACTATTACTTTTTTACTCATAATTCCTTTCTAAATTGTTGGTAGGCTTCTTTAATTGATTCAGGGTATTTGTTTTTGCCTAAAGCAATGTCCATATACTGACCAGTCCACTTTTCGTTTTTTGCAAACTCTAATAAGTTTAATATATTTTCTATCATCTTAATTGCTTAATGTTGTTTCTGATTTCATATCACTTAATACTGATTTTATAGTATAATTTGTATCTGTATTTGTAAATACATAGAATCTATAGTAAATAGTTTGAGATGGTGACAAAGCAGTAATAGCTGAATTTACTGTATTAGGATTAACTCTTTCATTTAGTGCTGTTGTTGTGAATTTAATTTCATTAACAGAAGATATTCCCCTTAATATTGTAATATCATCAATAAGCATATCAGATTGAGAAGTAGAC